TCGTTAAACTAACAGGCACGCTTACTGGTAATACTACCATGCAGTGTGAAGCAGTTGAGAACTGGTACATTGTAGATAACGCAGCAAGCATGGGTACCTATACGCTTGGTTTCAAACCAGCGGGAGGCACAGCAACTAATCTTGTATCGGGTTCAAAACATTTATTATACACAGATGGTTCTACGATGTTCGATGTATTGAACGATGCAGGAAACATCACGGCTAACGGAACACTAACAGTATCGGGCAACACATCTCTTGATGGTGGTTCTTTTGTCTTCAACGAATCTAGTGCAGATTTAGACTTTAGAATTGAAGGTAACGGCGATGCAAACTTATTCTTTACTGATGCAGGTAATGACAGGGTTGGTATTAAAACTTCATCACCTTCAACAGAATTACACGTTGTAGGCGGTGTAAAAGCAACTGGTGCAATTGACTTTGATGGTGGTGGATTTACCTTTAACGACTCTGGTGCTTCAGTAGATTTTAGAGCAGAAACAAATACTTTAACACACGCTGTGTTTGTTGATGGCTCTGCTGACAAAATAGGTTTTGGTACATCATCACCTACAAGTGCATTTGTAACTATAGATCAAGCAAGCTCATCAGCAGCAATTGCTTGTCTAACATTAGATCAAGGTGACGGAGATCAAGAGTTTATTCGATTTGATGGTTCAACTGCCTCTGATCAATCAGCGAGTTTAACAACAGACACAAGTGTAGGAAGTTTAACAGGACATATTAGAGTAAACATTAACGGCACAGATTTTTGGATACCATATTATGCCACTAACTAAACTACAAATAGCACCCGGTATTGATAAACAAAATACTGAATATGGTGCAGAAGGTAAATGGGTTGATTGCGATAACGTACGCTTTCGATATGGTTTACCAGAAAAGATTGGTGGTTGGACTAAAGTAACAAGTGATGCTCTCGTCGGCGCAACTAGAGCCATCCTTACATACTCAGCACTTAATGGTGTTAAGTATGCTATCTATGGTACAAACAAAAAACTGTATGCTTATTCAGAAAACAGCTATGGTGATATTACACCTACGCGTGCAACAGGAACCGGTAACATTACACAGTTTGGAACAACAGACGGTTCTTCTACTGTTACAGTAACAGACTCTAGCCACGGTGCATTGATTGGTGACTTTGTCACAATCGCAAGTGTAAGTGGTGCTGTAGGTGGCATATCTGCTGCTAACTTACAAGGTGAGTTTGAAATACTTACAGTTCCAACTTCTAATACATATACTATACAAGCTGGTGCGGCAGCATCCTCAACAGCAACAGGTGCTACAGCAAATGCTACATATCAAATAAATACTGGTGCGGCAGTATCATTATTTGGTTATGGTTGGGGTGCAGGTACATGGAGCACAAGCACATGGAATACAACAAGATCTGGTCTAACTGGTGCTGATGGCGTTTTGCTACAATCTGCAAAATGGGCACTTGATAACTGGGGTGAAGATGTATTAGCATTACAATTTGATGGTGGCTTATTTTATTGGGACACATCATCTGGATTATCTAGTAATTTAGCTAGTACAACAAATGTTTCTGGTGCACCAACAAAATCTAGATTTATGTTAGTATCTGGTGATGACAGACACGTTATTTGTTTTGGCACAGAAACAACTATAGGCACTACATCAACACAAGATAATATGTTTCTTCGTTGGTCTTCACAAGAAACAACAAACACATGGACACCAACGGCAACAAACACAGCAGGTTCTTTTAGATTGACAGACGGAAACCAAATTAATACAGCAGTTAGATCAAGAGGTGCGGTAATGATTTGGACAGATACTGCATTATATCAAATGCAATTTATTGGTGCTCCTCTTACTTTTGGTTTTAAACAAATAGGTTCAAACTGTGGCGCTGTTGGTATCAACGCGGCTGTTGATGTATCGGGTACATCATTCTGGATGAGTGATGATTCATTCTTCTTATATGATGGTGCTGTAAAAAAGATACCATGCTCTGTACAAGATCATGTGTTTGATAATATTAATCCAAATGCGAAACAAGATGTATTTTGTGCTGCAAACTCCGACTTTAACGAAGTTATGTGGTTTTATCCTTCTGCAAACTCAACACAAATAGATAAGATGGTTGCGTATAACTATGCAGAAAACTTATGGTATGTTGGCACACTAGCAAGAAGTTCATGGGCTGATAGCGGTGTATATGACAATCCATACGCTGCTGAGTTTGAAGCAGAAGATACAACAGCGAGCATATCTACAATTAATGGATTAAAAGCAGGACGCACTTTTGTATATCTACATGAGACCGGTGTAAACGATGATGGTGCTGCTATGTCTAATCACATTGAATCTGGTGATATTGATATTGCTGATGGTGATAATTTTATGTCTATATCTAGATTCATACCTGATTTTAAAAATCAAACAGGCACTGTTGATGTAGTATTAAAGACAAGACCATATCCTAGTGGCACACAAACAAGTCACGGATCATTTGATGTAACTACATCGACAACAAAAGTAGATACAAGAATACGAGGCAGACAAGTTGCTGTGCGTATATCAAGTGACGCTATTGATGATAAATGGCGATATGGTACAATGAGACTCGATATTAAACCAGACGGAATGAGAGGCGGATAATGTCAAAGATTACAACACCACGTCTACCAGATGCAACAGAAGAATATAGCAGAGAACAAGTATCTCAGCTTGTACAAACACTAGAACAAGTGATTTTTATTTTAAACAACACATATGTGCCAGACACACTTCGTCAAGATGACGAAAGGATATCTTGGTTTTTATCATCTTAAATGGCAAATGTTTATACAAATTACAAAGTAAAGTTGACTACTACCAACCTTACAACATTGTACACGGTTCCGTCAGAGACGACGGCAATTATTAAATCTCTTCGTGTAACGAATGTAGATGCTTCAAATGATTGCAACGTAGCTGCTACGGTTGTTGATTCTAGCGATGTAAGTTTTACGCTAGAAACAAACAGGAATGTTCAAAAAGGAACATCAGAGGAACTATTTAATAGTTACTCTTTTTCAACGTCTCCGGTTGTGTTAAAAGAATCGGAGGCCATAAAACTGCAAGCTCAAAATGCAAATGACTTGCATGCAATATTAAGTGTGTTAGAAATAACTAACACGTAAGGAGAAGATTATGCCGGGATATCATACCAAAAAAGATAAGAAAAAAGTAAAAAAAATGATGGGTGGAGGAATGATGTACAAAAAAGGTGGTACAACTAAATCTAAAATGAAAAAGAAAAAGTTGGCTGCTATGTACGGAGATCCTAAAAAAATAACTAGAGGCGACATCATTACTGCTGCTAAAAAGAAAAAAGGTAAAAAGTAATGGGTAAACTTTGTCCAAGAGGTAAAGCGGCGGCTAAACGTAAGTTTAAGGTTTATCCGTCCGCTTACGCAAACATGTACGCTTCTGCTGTTTGCTCTGGTAAAGTAACGCCGGGTGGTAAAAAGAAAAAGAAAAAGAAGATGGCTGACGGAGGCGAAGTTATTGACTTTAACAAAATATCACAAGGTAGAAAAAAAATATCTAGTTTTAAACAAGGAGGCATTGCAAAAGGTTGTGGTGCAGTCATGGATAAAAAACGAAAGGTGACGAAGTTTACGTAATGGCTAAAAAAGGTCTAAGAGCTTGGGTAAAAGAAAAGTGGGTTGATATAGGTGCACCCGACGGCAAAGGTGGTTACAAACCTTGTGGTCGAAGTAAAGGTGAAAAGCGTAAAGGCTATCCTAAATGTGTGCCCCTTGCTAAAGCAAGAGCAATGACCAAAGGCCAGAAACGTTCTGCTGTAGCACGTAAACGTGCAGCAGGGAACACGGGACCTAAACCTAAAAACGTAGCAACATTTACAAAAAGGAAAAAAAGTGGCAAGAAAAGAGGATAAACAACCACCTAAGACAAAGAAGTATTTTAGATCGACTAAGTCTGGTGCTGGTATGACTAAAGCTGGTGTTGCTCGTTATAGACGTGAGAACCCCGGTTCTAAACTAAAAACTGCTGTAACAGGCAAAGTAAAAAAAGGATCGAAAGCGGCTAAGAGACG